GGGGAATCAAAACTACGCTCTCCCTACACAGTTGGGCGCGTATCACTCCTTGTGCTGTGATGATCCCTCGGACCGTATTAATTTTAGTAAGACCTACCATAAGATTCTTGTGGACAAATGGATTACTATCAACAATGACCCCACGGAGGATTCCGTTAAATTTATTAATCGCAATGTGCGTATTAGCTGGTCGTTTAAGAATGACAAGCCCCTTAAGCCCCTGTTTAAGGCCAATGAACCTGATAGTGTTCAGTTTAATAATGTTCCCGCTGCTCGTAGCATGTGGCTAATTATCAGCTCCAATCAACCTAGGAGCGCTACTACATCTCCCTTAGAGATTAATATGTCTCGACTTGTAAAATGGAGAGACCCTCACCAAGTAACTCTTTAATTCGCTCGCGGTTAGGGTTTCGGGTGAATGGTTAGGGTTTCGGGTGGAACGGGGGGGGGGGCCTCCATACAGGTCCGACACACCCCGCACTCGCCACCGCCGTCAATCCAACGGGGCCTGCCTGTTGAGGTTGTGCCAAAGTACGCAAGTTTCTTGTCCGACCACGTGAGCCGTCTCGTGGTGCTCTTGGGCGTCACGCTCTAGGTTCGTGCGCCGAATTATCATGTTCTCGATCGCCTCGTTTAGCTCTGCTATCTCTCCACGATGGTTTTCGATAGTCTCATGGACTGAGTCTGACTCTTCGTGTAGCTCTTGGCCGTGCTGGTTGACTTGGTTGGCCACAGCGAAGTTGTTCTGCACTACATACTTCATGATCCTGCGCTGTAGGGGTCCCGGCAGGCGCGAGAGATCCATTTTGGTACTTTTGAGCCCGTACCAAAACCTCCACAGGTGCCTCCAAGACTTGCCATATTTGGTACCTACCATTTTGGTACGTACCAAAACCGCGGTATTTTTTTAACTACCGATGTCTCCGCTCACTTGGGATGGTCAGAAGGTTGGCTTTGACGTCACCATACCTTTAACCATCTATCCTGAGAAGCAAGATGTCATTGAGAAGCTCAAGGGCTTTGCTAAGAAATGGGTCTTTCAAAAGGAGACCTACCAAAACGGTGACCACCACTGGCAAGTGCGCCTATGGCTTATTCACCGCAAGACTTCTGCTGCTTTTTATAATGAGGTTATTCCGAAATTCAAAGGTCACTGGTCTTTGACCAGTTCCGAGGTTCACCTCGGGCCTAAATCATTTAATTATGTTATGAAGGAGGACACTCGGGTCGAGGGTCCATGGAAGGACTCTGACATTATGCCTGACCGACCGCCATTCACTGTACAGCTTGAGGAGTTTATGAATTACGAACTCTGGCCCTACCAACAATTAATCTTTGATCGCTGCCTACCATTTGACATGCGCCACATTCATATTTTCTATGACCCTACAGGCCACTGCGGCAAGTCCCTCTTCGCCGAGTTTTTAGAGTACCAACAAGTTGCTCTCGAATGCCCTCCGCTCCACGCCATGGAGGATATTCTTCAATTTCTACATGGTTTTCCTGACCAGCGTGCTTATATAATTGATATGCCACGCGGTATGCGCAAAGATAAGTTATACGATTTTTATGCGGGTATAGAGGTTGTCAAAAACGGAGTGCTATGGGACAAACGTAACATGGGTCAGAAGCGCCGCCAGACCCGTCCGAATATATTCATATTCACGAACACGCTACCAGATTTCAATCTTATGACACTGGACCGCTGGTTGGTCTACTTTATCGATCCCAACGACCACACCTGCTCCCTCCTCAAACCTGAGCCTGAGGACGAACCACAAGAATTCAATTTGGATGGCTTCGATTTCACCCAAGCTCAGAAAGTTTAGAAAGCTTAATTTTCTAATAAGGGATACATCCCTACTGGAACAGGCCACAGGCCGCCGATGTATCCACGTCAGAGGTCATTGGATTTTTGGTGCCACGTGTCAGGAAGCCGGTCTTGATGCCACGTGTCGGAGTCACATGTCGAAATTTTTTTTATATGTGATTAATTAATCCGCCGCCGAAAAATGCCCTATGGCCGACGAAATTCTTACCGAGGTCGCAAAACCGTTGGGACTTATAAGCGCCTTAGGCGCGTTAATAAACCTGTTGTTAAAGCTCTCCGCGTTCCTAAGAGGAAGGTCACGAAGGTCACAGCGAACCGCCGCGCAGTTTACACCCTCGCGAAGCAGGTGAATACTCTCCAGCGCCAAAAGTTTGGGCAGCTTCAGTGGTTGTACCAAACATGTGAACTTAGCAATATTATCCCGGAGGATATTCCTAGATTACAATTTCCACTCTGTTTCAATTTTAATTCTTTTTATGATAATACCCGTGTATATCAAGGTAGTATTGTCCCGGGTGGCCTGCCCGGTGCCGGCGGCACTCCGCTTACGCACTCTACCAAGAGCTTCCGTAATAAGGCCTACACGACCCTGGCAACCTTAGAGCCCCAGTTCCAATGGAACGCCCGCTCGACTACCGATGCGGCAGTCTCCATCATCTCCTACCTACCAGTTTATTGTGGTTTAACTATTAACTTTAGAGGCGAGGTAACCAATGTAACCCCGCCGGGTCACGACTACCCTCTCCGGTATCGTATCACTCTTATGCAAATGAAAAATCGTTTGCACTACTCGGGGAATCAAAACTACGCTCTCCCTACACAGTTGGGCGCGTATCACTCCTTGTGCTGTGATGATCCCTCGGACCGTATTAATTTTAGTAAGACCTACCA